GGGCAGAAAAAATTATCCACTTTTGAATTTTACTTTTGACTTAATTAAGTTTGTGATGGACAAAACTCAATCTGTTTTTTCCCATTCTTCTGATTTTGTTTCTGTGTCACTTATACCGCCCAACTTTAAGATGGATTTAACCTCAATCGACTTGCCCTCAAAAGAGCTTGAAAATGCCCTAGAGGGAGAAAGAAAAGAATTTTTACAGCTAAAAAATAATAGCACTATTAACACGCTAAAGGTGACAAGCATCAAAAACACTTCGAATTGTTTTGTTTTACACTCTAAAAGAAAATTAGAGGCCGGTGAGATGTCCCCCTATAGAGGAGATATCACAGAGGATGAGCGCCGCGGCATATTCCACTTTTTTGTCGGCGGTCCAGATCGCGGCATACTTAAAAAAATCGACTTTAAACAAGCCGGTAACAGCCTATTTTCGACTGCCCTCATGAGAAATGGACAAAGCGGCGGCGCCGAGACTAGAAATGGCGTGATTAAGCCATCAAAATTTTCATGCGAACTGACGCTAGTTGGAAATCCTTTCTTTTTTATTGGGCAAATGATTTATATTAATACCTCTCTTATAAGTGGGGGTAATTTTGAGCAAAATGTTATATTGAATGGAGGCTATTATGTCGTTACAGCCGTTGAGAATATCTTTACAAATGATCGCTGGGAAACAAAAATAAAGGGTGTTTTGAATATCCCAGATCATGCAATTCCGGGCCGAAAAGAAAGACTTATGTCTGCCTGGACAGCCGTTGGCGAGTTAGATAGCGTGACGAGAGGCCGTGTGCAGGAGAATCTAGACAACAACGGCATGGCGCTAAATGAAGCAGCTAATAGAAGTGCTAAGACGCCCAAAATCCCGAGGACCAATTAATGCATTTAAATTCTATTTATACCGGGAGAAAAGAGTAAATGGGTGTAATATTTCCAAAGCCATGGGGGAAAAATGATTTAGCAAACCCTTACATGTTTTCGGAAAGATTAAAGTATAAACAAAAATCTTTCAATGGCGCCGACCCAATTCCAATTGACATGCTATATGAGAAACCTTTCTATGGGAAGGTTGATAAAAAGGGTCGTACAATTTATCCGTCTGAAGTCAACATGGAACAAATTCCGGGATCTGGATTGTTAATGGTTCATGATTTTGTTGCGCACGCTTTTTCGAGGCTCAAGTCAGAGGTAGAATTAATCGCGTCTTTTAAAAATCACAATTTTGCTAGTATGTTTCCTTCTGGCTATGTTCCAGTTTCGGCAATGCATAATTTCCATAAGCTATATCAAAACCATTTTGTTGATAATGTATATAATGTTTTTATAAACAATTGGATAATTGGCACTTCCAGAAAAAGACATATAAGAACTTTTCCTAATTTTGTAAAACAATTTGTTGATTTTTCTGATTTTATGAATGATCAGTTCCCAGTAACTAAAACAGGGTTTATAATGTCTCCGATGTGCCCTCACGCAATAAGTGGTTTCATAATTGAGCTTGAAGGGCTTGACAAAGATGATGATAGTAAAAAATATGATGGCTGGATATCCAACCCATCTTTTCGAAAATATGCAAGATTAGTTGCTGCATTTGGCTTTTATGTAGATAAAAATTGTCCATGGAGAATAGCTGCTAACTTAGACCATCCATACATGACCCAAAACGCAATGCCAGCATATGGAACTTCATATGAGGACGGGAGAATGTTTAAAGATTATTTCTATCAAGCAGAATATTACTCATACGAAGACTTTAAAGTTAGAATGTGGTATGGCTATAGATCCTTGTTGGTTGATAATGATACAAATACGTTTGGTTTAATAACACAGGTTCGCAACTGTACAAGAGAGACGCATGCAGATCTTCTTTCACAGTCTTTTAATACAAAGTGGAAAAAAGGATTTCTAAAAGAAATTTCTGAAGATTTTGATAAATTTTTATTAGAATACCCAGATTCTTTTTTTCTGCCACATTATTTTAAAATCCGCGTGTCAGAGAGCGGTAAAAAAATGAAGGATAATCAATACAACGCCAAGTTAAGAAATATTTTAAAAATTAATGAATTGCATGGCATCAGTAGAGCATTATTAGCTATAGGTGACATTACAAAACAATCCAACATATATCTCAAGAACGAAAATGCAGAATATCCTCGTAAAATAAAATATTTTGGAAAAAGTATAAGTTCGGGCTTGCATTCTTATAAAGAACGTGATAAAGTAGCCAGTGAAGATATTAAAACATCCAATATCATGACGGATTCAGAATATCTATAAAGAGGATATCACGTAAAAAATGATCTTTCAAACGTTTGATGATAAAAAAGATTGTATTGCTGTTTATGTAGATAATCAGCTTTTTTTGGAAAAACTGCCAAAGAGAAAATCCCTAACTCACACGTGGGATTATTCCGAAAGCTTACAAAAACCAGACATTAGATATGCTAAGTATTATTGTGGGGGCAAATCCTTATCAGAAATGTGTCCCGACTATCTTACAAAAGAGTGGGAAGTAGTCAAACAAAAATTAAATGCATTTCATCGATCCGCGAAAGAAGTTAAATTAAATTTAAATGAATATTGTTATTTTGATCTATTGCCACCCCACGTGTTGATGGAATATGGCAAAATTAAAAATCAAATATGTGCAAATGTATTTAAGAATTATGAGAAGCCAAAAGATTACGATTTTAGAGTGAGTCTTGCAAAAGTCCTCACAGAAATTAAAAATCAAAAATTAAATATTGATATGGAACCTCTTAAAAAGAGGCGTCACGAATTTAAGGTAAGGCAATTTTTTCGCAAGTTTAAAGAAATTGAACCGTATATATGCTATAATATGTATGGAGCTAAAACTGGAAGACTAACAGCTTCTCAGTTTCCCATTCTTACAATGCACAAGAGTTATAGAAAAATATTAAAGCCAAACAATCATTGGTTTTTAGAAATGGATTACAATGCTGCTGAACTTCGCGTCATGATGGGACTATTGGGAAAAGAGCAGCCGTTAGAAGATGTACATGAGTGGAACATGAAGAACATTTTCAATAATAAGGGCACGAGAGAGGAAGCAAAAAAGAGAATTTTTGCATGGCTTTACAATCCCAAATCTCAGGACAATCTTTTAAATAAAGAATATAATAGAGATTTTGTTACCAACAAGTATTATGATGGAAAACAAGTAACGACGTTTTTTGATAGAACAATTGATTCTGATGATCATCATGCATTGAATTATATTATTCAATCAACTGCTGCAGATTTGTTTCTAAGGCAAATGATAAAGGTTTGGGAATTGTTAAAAGATAAGAAATCAAGTATTGCTTTTTGTCTACATGATTCTCTTGTCATTGATTTACATGTGGATGATGAAATGTATGTAAATGATATAAAAAACATGTTTGCGAAAACCGAACTAGGAGAGTTTAAAGTAAATTCTTTTGGTGGAAGAAATTTTGGCGACATGAAAAGGTTAAATATTAGATGAAAACAATCATTGGCTTAGGTAAAGCAGGGTGCAATATTGCAGATAGTTTCTCTCAATATCCCCAATATAAAATATATAAAATCGATACAGACTTAAAAGAGGATAAAAATTGCTTTAATTATCCCTCTTTTAAAACTCTGGAAGAATATGAAAGTAATTGCCCTAGTCTTAAGAAGTTCTTCAGATATGTAAAGGGCGAAGTATTATTTATTACGAGTTGCGGTAAAATCTCTGCTGCTTCTTTGAGAATATTGGAGCAGCTAAAAAACAAATGCGATATCAGTGTTTTATATGTGCGCCCAGATCGATCTTTACTTTCAGAACTGAAAGCATTAAATGACAATTTAATTTTTGGTGTATTGCAACAATATGCACGTTCAGGTTTATTCAAGAGAGCATATTTGGTGGACAACATAAAGCTTTCCGAGATAGTTGGAGATGTGCCTTTAAGGGAGCATTACAACAGCTTAAATCAATTAATAACATCGACAATTCATATGGTTAATGTTTTTAATCACTCTAAATCAGAAATAGACACTTTCGATGAAATCTTGGATGTTGCAAGAATTTCAACCTTCAGTATGGTCTCTTATGAAAATAATGAAGAAAAAGTGTTTTTTGATCTTGACATCCCCAGACAGAAGTGTTATTATTATGGCATGCCTGAAGAGCTATTAAAGTCGGACGGAAGTTTAATGAAAAACATCTCAGAACAACTTAAAATTTTGAAACAATATGATAAAATAAAGGTCAGTTACGGAATATATTCTACGAATTATGACGTGCCTTACGTTTATGGTCTGTTGAATAGTTCTGTGGTACAAAATAATAATTTTAGACTTGACAAAGAAATAAATTTATAGTATTATACAAACCAGCGATGTGAGAGAGTTATCACATTGACTTAAAAAGGAGAAAATAAATTATGGCTATTGATATGAAAAAAATGCGAGAGCGAAAAAATGCTCTTGAGAATAAAGGCGGCAACAACAATCGTTTTTGGCGACCTCAAGACGGTGAACAAACAATTCGTATTGTTCCCACTGCTGATGGAGATCCCTTCAAGGATTACTGGTTCCACTATAATGTTGGAGACAATCCAGGATTTTTAAGTCCAAAGCGAAACTTTGGAGAAGATTGTCCATTGGATTCTTTTGTGCGTCAACTTTGGCAAGAAGGCACGGAAGATAGCAAACGAATGGCCAAAAAGCTTTCTGCACGTCAACGTTTCTTTGCACCCGTTGTTGTACGAGGCGAAGAGGATAAAGGTGTTAGAGTTTGGGGCTTCGGTAAGACCGTATATGAAACCCTCTTAAATCTAGTACTAAATCCTGAATATGGAGATATCACTGACGCCGAGAGCGGTACAGATCTTGTGCTGACTTACGGTAAACCTGCTGGAGCACAATTTCCAGTTACACAACTTACACCCCGCCGACGAAGTTCCTCGCTTTGTAAAGAACCGGAAAGATGCCGTGAATTTTTGGACGATGTGCCAGATTTTGATGAGCTATTTTCAGCTAGCCGAAAATCTTTTGCAGAGGTTCAGGCTATGCTAGATGAGTTCCTTTTGGGCGATTCTGACCCAGAAGAGAACTCCACAGAAACTACCAAATATGATGGCGGCGAGAAGGAAAAATCTAGTACTTCCGTTGACCAAGCTTTTGCTGATCTTCTTGGTAGTTAGGCTGTAAACCGCAGGGAGGCATGGGTAACAGATGCCTCATTTTTTAACATAGAATAGGAGTTAGAATGGCTAAGAATAAAAAAGCTGGCAAGCTTTCTATTGCCGACATGCGCAAACTTATCAATAAGAAGGCTGGAATTAATGTAGCACACAATTTAAATGAAGATAGTCCTACAATTGTTAAGGAATGGATTCCCACAGGCTCTAGATGGCTTGATAGTATTATTTGTAGAGGACAGTTGGCAGGAATTCCAGTGGGAAAGATTGTTGAAGTCGCAGGACTTGAAGCAACAGGTAAATCATATATGGCAGCACAAATTGCTGCAAACGCCCAGAAAATGGGTATTGATGTTGTATATTTCGATTCAGAGTCTGCAATTGATCCTGGGTTTTTAGAAAAAGCTGGTTGTAATGTGGATAATCTATTATATGTACAAGCAACATCTGTAGAATTCGTTCTAGAAACAATTGAAGAACTTTTAGGCTCTAATGAAAATAAAATGTTATTTATCTGGGATTCTCTAGCTTTAACACCTGCCGTTTCAGATATTGAGGGAGATTTTAATCCTCTGTCGTCGATGGCAGTAAAGGCTAGAATTCTTGCAAAGGGTATGTCAAAACTTACAGTGCCAATTGCAAATAGTCAATCGACATTTCTGGTATTAAACCAACTTAAAACAAATATCACTAGAAGCCCTTCAGAGGCTCTTACAACGCCCTATATGACTCCGGGCGGTAAAGCTATGATTTATGCTTATTCGTTGCGTGTGTGGCTCACTGGGCGCAAAGCAAAGGCATCTTTTATTACTGATGATAAAGGATATCGAATTGGCTCCGAGGTGAAAGTAAAACTTGAGAAATCTCGCTTTGGAACTGCCGGAAGACAGTGTAATTTTAAAATTTTATGGGGAGAGGAAATTGGAGTACAAGACGAAGAAAGTTGGCTGGATGCGATTAAAGGCTCGCCGCACCTATCGAACGCTGGTGCATGGTTTACACTTGATTATGGCGATGGCACGTCCGACAAATTTCAGAGCGCAGGTTGGAAAAAGAAACTTGAAGAACCTAAATTTAAACAGCGAGTTTTAGAGATAATGGATGAAGAAATTATCATGAAATTTGATAAACGCACAGGTTCCGCAGAATCTTTCTACGAAGATGGGGAATAAACCATTTTTTGTTACTAATTAATAGTAGCTAAAACAAGGAGGCTTTCTAGTATGAAACTAACGAAATCAAGACTTAAACAGTTAATCAGGGAAGAATGGCAAGCTGCATCTGCCGAGGGAATGGAGGTCGGTGAAGAACTACCACTGGCAAAGAAAGATAGTAGTTATACTAAACGCATGCGTGACGAAGTTAAAAAAGCTTATATTGATGAACTAGGCCAACTTCTAAGCAGAGAAACCGACGAACCACTAAAAGGCCATCAATTTGACAAATGGGTGCAAGCATTGACGATCACCCAGGGCAAAGATGTACGAATCGGTGGGCCCTCTATTTCGCAAGATGCGTCTGATGCACAAACTAAACTCCACCACACAACGGATACGGATCCCTCATACGCACAAATTGCTTATGAAGAGTAGAGAGCCTCAATATGAAACTCTCACAAACTAGACTCAAGCAAATTATTAAAGAAGAGCTATATGTAATAATGGCCGCACTGGACCATGAGGAAAACTTTGTTAAAAAGCTTGAAGAAGGTCATGGCGGTGAAGGTTCAATGGCGAGAAAGCAACTTGCACGCACTGCTGAGTTGGCAACAATGATACAAGATTCTATTACAGATGAAACTAATCTTGAGGAATGGGTTGAGTCAAAGATAACAAAAGCACAAGATTATTTAACTTCAGTTTTAAATTATATGCGTGGTGACGAGTTGGTTGATAAGCCCACCCTTCAAGAGCGCGGATTTGGTGAGGGAACTCCACCTTCTGGAGAATTTTATAAAAAGCAAGTTATAGAGGAAGATGAGCTAGAGGAGCGGAAACTTTCAAAAGCAGAAGACAAAGAAAAAGAGAAAGTCGTTAAAGGCATGAAAAAGAACAAATCAGATTTTGAAAAGCGATACGGCAAAGATGCTAAAAGCGTAATGTATGCGACTGCAACCAAAATAGCTAAAGAAACAGCATAAAAACCTTGACAAACTTTTCCTAGTTTGTTATTATAGTCTACATGAAAAGAATAATGATTATTGATGCGCTCAATCAATTCTTGAGAGCGTATATTGTTAATCCAGCCTTGTCTACAAATGGAGATCCCATTGGTGGAACTGCTGGATTTCTTAAAATTTTACAGAAACTTTGTAGAGAAATTAAACCTGATAGAGTTGTTATTTGTTGGGACGGTAAAGGCGGCAGCGCAAGACGCAAAATTGTTAATAAAAATTATAAAGAAGGGAGAAAGCCGCTAAGACTTAATCGTGACGTCAAAAACCTTACAGAAGAAGAGGAACTTCAGAATAAGGTTTGGCAACAAATACGTTTAGTGGAATATTTAAATAATTTTCCAGTAACACAATTGGTTTCAGATGGTTCAGAAGCAGATGATGTAATTTCTTTTGTAGCTCAACTTCCTGATTTTGAAGATTGGCAGAAAGTAATTGTTTCAAGCGATAAGGACTTCTTTCAACTACTTGACGACAAAACGGTTGCATATAGGCCCACACAAAAAGAGGTTCTAAACAAAAATGACATTGTTGAAAAGTTTGGTATCCATCCAACTAATTTTGCACTAGCAAGAGCGATTGTCGGAGACAAGAGTGATAATCTAGACGGAATTAAAGGGATCGGTCTACCAACCATTGCAAAGCGTTTGCCATTCCTGTCGGAAGAAAAGACATACACCATTAATGAAGTTGCAGAATTTTGTGAAAACGCCAATTCTACTTTAAAGGCTTATCAAAATATTGTTGAGGGCCAAGATATAATAAAAGAAAACTACCAGTTAATGCAGTTGTATGCTCCAAGCATTTCTGTGCAGAATAAAACTAAGATCAAGCATATCATTAGAGATACTGATTTGACCTTTAATAAAACTGCAACAAATGGTATGATGCTTGAAGATGGAATTGGCAAAACAAATTGGAATGACCTTTATACATCTTTTAGAAAAATTGTGGTAGGCGGCAAAAAAGAAACCTAACATATGCCCTCGTAGCTCAGTTGGATAGAGCATCGGACTTCTAATCCGAGGGTCGCAGGTTCGAATCCTGCCGAGGGTACTGTTCAAGGAGATAAAAGTGATTTTTAAAATAAAAGTTTTTTTGATTTTGTTGGCTCTTGCTGGATGTACAGTTCACTTCGAAGAAGAGTATATTCCATGTGGATATGACGAAACACCTTATTATAGTGAACCTGATGAATGTGTTGGCCCATGTTGTATCTGGCATGCAGAGGATATTTATTACTACAGTGAATGTGCAGAAGTTTGGTGTTATGAAGAAAGTGCATGCGCATGGCAACTGTACGAATATTCTTGCTATGCAATTTAAACTTGACAATTAACGAATGCTTTGGTAATATAAATTTATGAATATATTTGCTATTGAAGGAACTGGTAATAATATTGATTGGGTTAAATCCGCTCAGTCACAAGATAATTATCGTGTAGTTAAGATGATTTTGGAATCTTGCCAGATGTTGTGCACAGTGCTCAATGAACAGGCAGGAGAGCAAATTACACCTTATCGCTCTACACACAAACATCATCCATCTACCAAGTGGGTTTGTAACTCATCAGCTAACTTTGAGGCTCTTGTTGAGCACACAATGGCGATGCTAGAAGAGTACACAGAGCGCTTTGGTAAAATACATAAATGTTTGTATGTGTTGGAAAAGTGTATGGATTTGTATGATCCGTCTCTTTTTCCCTCTAGCGAGCCAACACGATTGCCGTTAGCGATGCCTTATGAATTTCATTCTGACAATATTGTCGAATCTTATCGCAAATTTTATGCTTCAAAGCCGAGAATGCGCTATCCGAAAAATAAAATTCCGCAATGGTTTGTAAATTATCGCGGCGATAAAAAATACGATATTGTTTAAAAAGTCTTGACAATTATAAAAATTTAAGATAGAATGATTAAAATAAATTGGCCGAGTGGTGGAATGGTAGACACAACGGACTTAAAATCCGTTATCCGCAACGGGTGTGAGGGTTCGAATCCCTCTTCGGCTACATATACCAGGGTAGCTCAGGTGGTCAGAGCGCCGTTAGTAGGAAGCCAAAGGTCCACACACGGAATCGCGTTGCAAGCGCACGGGGAATTCGCCCCCACCGTAATTAGTGGCGATTGGGTCTGAGGTGGAAACACCCATGCAAGGTGGATCTATGTACGAAGCGGAGGTCGTTGGTTCAAATCCAACCCCTGGTACTTTTTAATTAAGGAGGATTAAATGGAATTTTATATTATTGCTTTGTTTGGTTGCGTCGGCGTTATTGGGTATGCATATCACATGATAAAGATGCAAAAAGAAATTGAAGTCTTAAATGATAGAATGGACGCTGAAATGCGAAGGTTCGAAGAAGAGTAAAACAACTACTCCCGTAGCTCAGTTGGTAGAGCAGGCGGCTCATAACCGCTCGGTCGTAGGTTCGAGTCCTACCGGGAGTACTTTTAAGGAGGCGTATGAAAAAAAGAATTCACGTCAATCAACATATAATTCGTCGCAACCACAAGACAGGAGAAAGAGAGCCAGTGTTGACAGTTAAGACGTACAAATCAAATGATTATTGCCACGAGGTGGCAATTAACGGCCCTTGTAAGGTTATATACTCTCCAGACAAACCATTATCTTGTGGGGCAAGAGTTTGGATAGAAACAGAAGCAGATTTGGTTTTAAAGGAAAACACATGAAAACATTAATAGGAATTCTATTTTTCACTCTAGGTAATATAATAGCGTGGTTTCAGTTTAATTCACAGTTTGTTTGGGATTGGTGGAAAGATAAGCCAATGTTGTCAAATCTTATCTTTGCTGTTCCAATGGGTTTGTGTTTCTGGTATGCCATTAAATATATAGTGGAAGATACAGGTCTTTTATGGACTTCAAAGCTGATTGGCTTTGGGGCTTCTAATGTTATTTTCGCGGTGCTAACGTATTTTCTTTTGAAAGAGAGCATATTAGTCCCAAAGACTTTAATTTGCCTCTTCTTGTCTGTCCTCATCATTGGAATACAAGTAGTATGGAAATAAATAATAACTTTACTCTTGACAAACGTGCAATAAACGTGATAGAGTTATCACTCGGAGGTCGCAACATTGAATTATAGCGAACAAGAAGATTTCTCTCAATTTGGAAAGTCTTTCCAAGAAAATATGTGCCAAATGATTTTTGAAAGCAGAGGCTTTGCAGATCAAATGAAGGAGGTGCTAAACATTAATTTCCTAGAGTTTAAATACTTGCAAGTGTTTGTGCGATTGATTTTCAATTATAAAGAAAAATACTCAAGACAGCCATCTGAATCTATAATGACAACGATTCTGAGAACAGAAATAGCAAATGAGAATGAGCTAATAACGAAGCAAATTCGTGACTTCTTTGCGCGCATGTCAAAGACCGAGGTACAGGACGAAGAATATATTAAAGACACGGCTGTGGACTTTTGTAAAAAACAAGTTTTAAAAGAGGCAATATTAAAGTCAGTACCACTACTTAAGAAATCTTCTTTTAATGATATTCAGACGCTCATTAACAATGCTATGAAGCTTGGGAATGATAACGACGATGGATATTATTATATTGAAGATTTTGAAAAAAGGTTTGAAATTAAGGCTAGAGATCCTATCACCACAGGATGGAAAGTTGTTGATGGCTTGACTAAGGGAGGCATTGGAAATGGAGAACTTGGCGTGGTTATTGCGCCGACAGGCGCAGGAAAATCAATGGCCTTGGTGCATTTGGGCGCCCAAGCCGTTAAAGAAGGAAAAACAGTAGTTCATTACACTTTAGAGTTGGCAGATACAATTGTTGCCTCTCGCTATGATAGTTGTATTACTGGGATTCCACTACAAGAACTTTTCAATAAAAAAGAGGAAATTTATGATGAAATTAAAGACATTCCAGGAAAATTAATTGTTAAAGAATATCCAACTAAATCTGCTAGAGTGGAGACACTTCGTAATCATTTAGAGAAGTTACAACAACAGGAAATTTCGGTTGATATGATTATTGTAGATTATGGAGATTTATTACGCTCAAATTCTAAAAATGATGAGAAAAGACACCAGTTAGAATCTATTTATGAAGAGTTAAGAGGTTTGGCTCAAGAGAATTCATGTCCGATATGGACAGCATCGCAGACGAATCGATCTGGTTTAAATGCTGAAGTTATAACAATGGAGGCCATATCAGAAGCTTTTAACAAGTGTTTTGTAGCAGATTTCATTTTCTCTATCTCTAGGACTATTCAACATAAAAATAGCAATGGAGGAAGAATTTTTATTGCTAAAAATAGGAATGGGCCGGATGGCTTGGTGTATCCTATATTTATGGATACCGCCAATGTTAAGATTGATGTACTTCCGCAGATTGAAACGTTTGATGAAATCAAAAAAAGCGAAGTTAAAAAACAAGAGCAGAGTTTGCAAGAGAAATATAAAAATTATAGAAAAAAGAGGGGAAATTAAATGACAGATATAGCAAGACAGATTCTTTCAGACATCACAGTACACATGAAATATGCACGATATCTTCCTGAAGAACAACGAAGAGAGACTTGGGAAGAATTAGTAGATAGAAATAAAAAAATGCATGTAAAGAAATTCCCTCATATTAAGGAAGAGATTAATGAGGCTTATAAATATGTGTATGCCAAGAAAGTTCTGCCTTCTATGAGGTCCATGCAATTTGGAGGTAAGCCAATTGAAGTCGCCCCAAATCGAGTTTTCAATTGCGCTTTTTTGCCAATTGATGACTGGCGCTCCTTTAGTGAAGTTATGTTTTTGCTTTTGGGTGGAACTGGCGTGGGATATAGTATTCAGGCGCATCATGTGGAAAGTCTACCGGAAATTCAAACCCCCTCTACTAAGCGCTCTCGGAGACATTTAATTGGCGATTCTATTGAAGGATGGGCAGATGCAGTTAAAGTACTGATGAAAAGTTATTTCTACGGTGGTTCAAAAATTCGCTTTGACTACAGCGATATACGACCGAAAGGTGCGAGGCTTTTAACTTCTGGCGGGAAAGCTCCAGGTCCACAACCTTTGCGAGAGTGCTTAGTTAAATTAGAGGGCCTTTTATGTCAGAAAGAGACTGGTGATAAATTAACTCCTATCGAAGTACATGATATTATTTGCCATATTGCTGATGCCGTCTTGGCTGGTGGAATTCGAAGAGCGGCATTAATTGCTCTCTTTAGTGCAGATGATGATGAAATGATTGCTGCTAAAAGTGGCTATTGGTGGGAGAAAAACCCACAGAGAGGGCGAGCCAATAATTCGGTGGTCCTAATGCGCCATAGAATTACAGAAGAATATTTTCAGGATTTGTGGGAGAGAGTTAAAGCTAGTGGCGCAGGAGAACCAGGGTTTTATTTCACAAATGATAAAGATTGGGGCACAAACCCTTGTTGTGAAATTGCATTGAGACCATATCAATTTTGTAACCTAACTGAAATAAATGCATCTGATGTGGAGACTCAAGAGGAATATGAGGCAAGAGCAAGAGCAGCAACATTAATCGGTACGCTACAAGCTAGTTACACTGACTTTCACTATCTCAGAGATGTGTGGAGAAGAAATACAGAAAAAGATGCACTCATTGGTGTATCTATGACAGGGATTGGTTCTGGAAAAGTACTTAAACTTGATATGAAGGCGGCAGCAAAGGCAGTAAAAGAAGAAAACAAAAGAGTTGCAGCGTTAATTGACATTAAGCCAGCAGCGAGAACAACTTGTGTAAAGCCAGCCGGTACAACAAGTTTAACCTTGGGTACATCTAGCGGCATTCATGCGTGGCATAACGATTATTATATCCGTCGTTTGCGCGTTGGTAAAAATGAGGCAATTTACACTCACTTATCGATATATCACCCAGAATTAATTGAAGATGAATATTTTAGACCACATGATACAGCAGTAATTAGTGTGCCTCAAAATGCTCCAGAAGATTCAATTCTTCGTCATGAAACTCCTTTAAAACTCTTACGTCGAGTTAAGAAGGTTAGCAAAGAATGGATTAGGCCCGGACACAGTAGAGGACAAAACACACATAACGTTTCTGCCACAATAAGTATTAAGGAAAAAGACTGGGAAACTGTTGGAAAGTGGATGTGGGATAATCGTGACTATTATAATGGTCTAAGCGTGCTTCCTTATGATGGTGGCACATACAAGCAAGCCCCCTTTGAAGATTGCACAGAGGAAGAATATAATAGTTTAATTAAAACTCTAAAAGGGGTTGACTTAAAGAACGTTATCGAGTATGATGATAATACTGATCTCACTGGCGAACTAGCGTGCGCTGGTGGAGCATGTGAAATTAAATAGGAGGAAAACATGAGCAGTAGTTTAAAGCTAGTTGATGAAAACTTGAATGAGGAAGAGGCCAAAGAACAATACGTTGTTAATTACCTTAAATCAATGTTGGCTATTGAAGAGGCAATGGAACCATATAAGGAACAAAAGAAGGAATTGAGAAAAGAGTTCATTGAAAATGGCTGGCTCTCTAAGGATGATATTTGGGCAGCGGTCAAAGCATTTCGACTTTATGAAAAGGGTGCCGATATGGATGACTTAAATGATATGTTTGACGCCATTGAGCGCAAGTTTGGAGCTAAGGATGCTTAAGCCAGTTAATCGATATATTTTGATAGAAAAGGTGGAAGCTAAAGAGGAAAAAGAAGACTCTTTAGTTTTGGTGCCTGATGAGTATAAATTAGCTAAAAAATCTTTGCATGGGGTGTATAATGTTATAGACGCAGCGGAGGATTGCGAAAAAGTTTTAGACTGCAAGAATAAAGAAATTGTTGTGGATGAAACTATGGTACAAGAAATAGTATTAAGCAATAAAACTTACTATTTAGTACTAGAAAACTATGTCTATGGAGTTCATATGACGTAGTACAACAAGCGAGGTACATATGAATGGAAAACTTATCAAAGGCTGAAGTATATCAATTAGTAAGAGAAGCTATGGCTGAAAAAAATCTCATCAAAGAGATGAGTTCTTACAATAGGGTAAGAGGCCACATTGAAGGAGGACATCCATTTGTGATTATGTCTTCTGATAGGCACGAACGGAGCCAATCAGAAAATCAACAGATGTACCAACAAATGAAGCAGGATTTTGCTGCTGCGGGTTTTCCTTTTACCGAATTAAAAGGCGGTTTTAAGGAAACCACTAAAACAGAAGTAGATCCAGAAACAGGCGAAGAAGTAGAAGTAGAATTGGATGAGCCAATTCATGTGACTGAAAACAGTGTTTTAGTCACGACTCATGGACGAGGAGAAGATGTAGAAGAAAGTAGTGCAGAATCTTTATTTGATACTGCCGTTGAGATCTCTCGGAAATACAATCAAGAGGCATTTATCTTTGGAGAGGTGGCTACAACATCAAGAGGTAAAGATGTTAAGGTTATCAATGCATATGATAAAGACGGCAATCAAATACAAGATTCATGGGCTGGCCCTTGGACAAGTGTAGAGACTGTTTCTAAAGATGCTGACTTTTGGTCTAGGGCTAGCGGAAAACACTTTCAACTTAAAGAGTCTAAAAAGACTTCTCAGCCAAAATCTTGGTTTGAGGCTATGAAAAAAAGTAAGAAAGGATTGAAGTGGTAGAAAATTATAGGCGTAAAATTGAAATATTTAAAGATAATATTGGTTCTGTTGAGTACGTTTCCCATATGGGTAGTGATGTTACAATTGTTAATTCCGCTAGGGTTAGTTTCGGTAAACACGTTGATGAAGTTAGCGACCGTGATCGCAAATTAATAAAGTATTTAATAAAGCATAGGCACACTTCAACACTAGAACATTGTGTTGTAACACTTAGATTTAAGGTGCCGTTGTTTATACGTTCTCAACACCATAGGCATCGCACATGGTCTTACAATGAAATCAGTAGACGATATACTGATTTTAATTTGGAATTCTATGAGCCTAAAGATTTTAGAAGACAGAGCAAATCAAATCGTCAGGCATCAACGGATGATACTTTTGATCCAATGATGCCGTCAGACACTCTCAACACTTTAGCTAGTCATCTTGTAAAAGGGCATCATAAATACGCGCTCCATTTGTATGAAAGATTAATAGAGGCTGGTGTCTGTCGCGAACAAGCTCGCGGTGTCCTACCACAGAATTTATATACAGAATATTATGGCACTTGCAACTTGAATAACCTATTTAAATTTATTGACTTACGCATTCACGAAGGTGCGCAATGGGAAATTCAGCAAGTGGCGAAAGCGGTCTTAGAGATAACCTCAGACCTCTTTCCAATTGCTTATGAGTCTTATCAATCAGTAAGGAAAGGAGAATAGAATGATTATTGGAATTCTAGCAACGTTGGCAATTTCGGTTTCACCGCCGCCAACTTATGATGAGATTAGAGAGGCTGCTATTTATGAGTGCCACACCAAGAAGTGGCAAGATGTTGATCAAAAAATTGTTGATGATTTAATTGAAGTTGAAAAACACTTTTTTAAAGAGTATAATATACCTGTGGAGTTGAGAGGAATGCTGCTTGCAGCCGCATGTAATGAAAGTGGATACAATCCACGAGCTAAAGGAGATTGGACTACGCGCAAAGGTCGAAGAATCCCATTGGCAAAAGGTATCGTACAATTGCACTCATGGTGGACAACTAAATATATTGTGGATCGCTATGACCACATACAGTCTTCACGTGCATGGATGCAACACATTGTCCACCAGAGGGGCAAAATTGACAAGAGAGGCTGGTGCAAAAGGCACAATAACATTAAAAAATGGGTTGTAGCGTGGGTACAAACGACACGTGGGCGATCTAATAAAGGAAACAACTTTCGTTGTTATCAGTCTCCATCACATTATAAACATCTTAAAAGATGGTATAGAATAATTGAAGATTTAAGAGAAGAGCCTGGATGTTAATTTGGGCAACGGGGAGAAAAAATGATTAAATACGTGATGATAATTATAGTTTTATGTTGGGCAACAGTCGCCCCAGCAAAAGAAGCAAATTATGAAAAGATATTGGCTGAGTGGTCTAGCCAAATCACCAAGCAGCGACACCATATCAATAATGAAAATACTGAAAAACACTCTAAGAAAAATCATTTCAAGATTCTAGAGCAGTGGAAACATGGTGTTGTAAAAATTCATCAAAAGGCACACACTTGCAAAAAAGAGGGATGATTGCTTTTAACGCTCCCAAAACGTCATTTAGGCAGCGTTGTTGTAGGAGGCAATCTTTCTGCACTTCTCTATTCGCACACCAATAACTTACCATTAATAATAAACAAAATTAAAAAACCTCATCGTTTTGAGAAAATTAATAATAAAAACGCCTTGGTTCAATGGCACAAATTATATTATTTGCTTTCAAACTCTGGCTTAAATCTACTGGGCGTAAAGGCACAAAGCACTCGAATTAAAGAGGAAGAGATCAGCATTACAACTAGAGATGCACGCGTGATTAAATACACTTATGATAAGGCCATAATATTTGATGATGAAGAAATATTTGGGCTACCAACCCCTCAAAAAGAAAATGAAGATTTTATAGTCTTAGACTGGATTGTTACAAAATCTTGCCAAATGCATGATCATGAATTTTTTAAGACCGATGATAATCTCGTGAAAGAGGTATATTTCTACCCATCCGAAAGAATTGATGGCAATCACACAAAAAAGAAAGACTTAGTTTCAATATCTTATCTAAATTCTTCTCAACTACAAGACTTTGAATATTCCGACACTTATGTAAAATTTAAAGTTACGGATATGATGAAAAAGGCTGGCATTGGAGGCAGAAAATGTGGTGGCAATAACCAGTACGCTTTAAAGCTAGAAGTTGATCGACGAGAAGTAATAAAAGCTAAGATGCACACATATAAGAATACTGAAAAATTGGAGTTCAAATGATCGAAAAGGGAATACAACTCACAACCAGCTTTCATCTAGCGGGTATTGTACCGGTTGCTGGTCAAAAGCTAGATTTTAATTTTCCTTGGCACGACTGCTTGCAGCCAATTTCTAGTAATTACTTGGCCATAGAGCGCGCCGTATGGGAATGTGCTTGTGCTGGCTGTGAAACTATTTGGATTGTGTGTCATGACGACATGCAGCCTCTCATAAGACATCGCCTTGGAGATTTTGTTCAAGATCCTTTAAAATATAATTTACCAAGAAAAAGGGCACCAAAACAATTTGAGAGAACAATTCCAATTTATTACGTTCCGATCCACCCGAAAGATAGAGATAAAAGAGATTGTTTGGGATGGAGTGTTTTATACGGCGCACTAACTTCTTATTGGTTAAGTAAAACAATAAGTAAGTGGGTTATTCCTGATAAATATTATGCTGCATTTCCGTATGGTGTTTATGACCCAGAATTATTGTTACCATATAGAAGTAAAATATCTAGTAAAAAAGATTTTCACGTATCTTTTAACAACCAGACAGTAAAAGATAATGAATATTTGGGATTTACTTTCGATGCAGAAGACTTTAAAGAGGCTCGTAGAATTATTAGAAAAGAGGGCACTGGAGAGTTTTCACACTACAATGCATCGAAAAGAATCCCAGTAGAAGAAAGATGGTCAGCGAGATTTTTTGAACTTGACAAAGTGTTTAGAAATGTTATAATGGAAGACGTTAATTTGGAGCTACCGTGGTATCACAATATAGGAAGCTGGGAAGGATTAAAAACTTATTTAGGAAGTGAAAATTCTCTTGACAAACCGGAGGGTGATGTGTTAGGATATCATGAGTGGAATTTGATTGGAGTCGATAATAATGAAGAGTAAAATACCTTTTGTTGGGTTACATGCACATAGTGGTGTTGGCAGTCCTTTTGATGGCTTGGGATATCCTCAAGAGCATATGGACTATGCGTATGAGAATGGCTGTGACGCATTAGCGTTGACAGATCACGGAAATATGAATGGCATGGCATATCAAGTGTTACATGCAAAAAAGATGCAATCTGAGGGGAAAAACTTTAAGCCCATTTTTGGAGTTGAGGCTTACTTCTTGCCGAGCCTTTCTGAGTGGAAAGAGGAATATGAAAAAGCTAAAGAAGACAAGAAGGCTAAACGCGGCTTAGATGCGTCAAGATCGGCCACGACAATTGAAGATGAGGGTTCATCAAAGACCGCAGTTAAAAACATACTAAATCGACGACGGCACTTAATCTTGCTGGCTCAGAATCAGACTGGCCTTAATAATATTTTCAAGATGGTTTCTAAATCTTTCTCAAAAGAAAGCTTTTATCGCTTTCCTCGTGTTGACTATAAAATGTTGAAAAAGCACAATGAAGGTGTTATCGCAGCCAGCGCTTGTCTCGGCGGTGTATATGCTGGAGATTACTGGGAAAACCGAGATAATGGGCGCGATGCAGTATTGAGTGCTATGAACAAAACCACAGAAAAGATGATAGATATTTTCGGTGATAGATGGTATGGCGAAATTCAGTGGAACAACATTCCTGAGCAACATGAGCTAAATAAATATATTATTCAAACTTCTGGTAAGTACGGGTTTCAGCTTATTTCAACTGCCGACAGTCATTATCCTTCTGCACAGGCGTGGAAAGATAGAGAGTTATATAAACGCTTAGGATGGCTTGGCAAAGGCGGCATGCCTTCCTGGATGACTTCTGAGTTGCCAGACGGCGTTGAGGAAATTGGATACGAGCTTTATCCTAAAAACGGCGATCAGATGTGGGAGTCTTATAAGAGGTATTCAAAAGAGTGCGGATTCGAATATGACGACGATTTGGTAATGGCCTCAATCAAAGAGACATACAACATCGCTCACAACCGCATAGAAGCGTTTCTACCGGACAATACGGTAAGACTCCCAGACTTTGTAGTCCCAGCGGGTTTTACGGCCTCACAGGCGCTCTCACAGCTTTGTTTCGAGGGCCTAAGATCTCTGAACCTACAAACAAATGAAACATATACGGATAGACTTAAAGAAGAGTTAGAAGTTGTTGAAGATCGAGGGTTTAGTAAATACTTCCTCACTATGAATGCAGTTGTTGATAAGGCCAACTCTGTGCAAATAACTGGCCCTGGTCGCGGTTCAGCAGCCGGTTCGCTAATTGCCTATGTCTTAGGGATAACACAAATTGATCCCATTAAATATAATCTTCTATTCTCTCGTTTTATGCGAAGGGATGCACAAGATTATCCTGATATTGATTATGATGTATCAGACCCAATGGAACTTAAAGAAATGTTGATTGAAGAGTGGGGTGGAGATAAAGTTGTTCCAATCTCAAACTTTAACACTTTGCAATTGCGCTCCTTAGTTAAAGACATATCTAAGTTTTATCAGATACCTTTTACAGAAGTGAATGGCGTTACGTCGAAGATGCTCAAAGAAGCAACTCCGTTAGCTAAAAAGAAACATGGAATTAAATCAGGTGTCTACACTCCAACTTTTGAGGAAGTGATGGAGTTTTCAGAGTCTTTGAAACAGTTTCTCAATAAATACCCACATGTAGCGAACCATATTAATGTGTTGTATGGTCAGATGCGCTCTGTTTCTCGTCATGCTGGCGGTGTTGTGATAGGCGAGGACTTGAATAAGTACATGCCATTGATTAATAGTGGCGGTGTCACTCAAACACCTTGGTCAGAAGGTCAGAACGTTAGACACCTTGAGCCAATGGGCTTTATTAAGTTCGACATTCTTGGACTCTCGACACTTAAAATGATCGAGGGTGCAATTGGCCACATCTTGAAGCGCCATCACGGAGTTGATAGTCCGACATTCAAGGATGTTAAGAGATATTATGATGAGTATCTACATCCAGAAAAGATTGACTTGAATGATCAGAAGGTTTACGAAAACATTTTCCATAAAGGAAAGTGGGCTGGAATATTTCAGTTTACAGAAAACGGCGCCCAGAAATTTTGCAGAAAGGCAAAGCCTAGAAACATCATTGATGTGGCTGCAATTACATCTATCTATCGTCCCGGACCTTTGGGTGCAGACGTTGACAAACTCTATGTGAAAGCAAAGAAGAATCCTGAAGATATTGTATATGAGCATGATCATGTAAAGGATCTAACAGAGGAAACTTATGGATTCTTGATTTTTCAGGAGCAGATTGCTTTGTTGGCACATAGGCTTGGCAAAGACTTGAGCTTGGATGAGGGCAATAAACTTCGCAAACTTCTTACCAAAAAAGGAACGGGAGCAGTTGCAAAACAAAAGAACAAAATAAAACTTAAGTTCGTTGCAGGTTGTGTGGAGAAGGGACTGTCTAAAAGTTGGGCAGAGAAGATGTGGAAAAAGTTTGAATACTTTTCAGGGTATGGTTTTAATAAGTCACATGCTGTTTCGTACTCTATTATCTCTTATCAGTGTGCGTGGTTGTTTAATTACTATCCAGCAGAATGGATGGCAGCGTTTCTTGACAAAGAGCCTGAGACAAGAAAAGAGAAGGCAATTAATCTTGCACAAAAGTTTAAATTTAAAATCGATCCCATTGATGTAAATAGGTCAGGGACAGTTTGGGAAATTGCAGAAGATAACAAAACCTTAATTCAGCCTTTGACTTCATTGAAGGGCTTGGGAGAAAAGGCAATTGAGCAGATCATCGATAATAGACCTTTCAGCGCTATTGAAGAGTTCTTGTTTAACGAGAATATTGTCTATAGCAAGTTGAATAAAAAGGCTTTGGATGTTTTATCTCGCAGCGGAGCGTTGAACAGTTTGGTGGATGATAGATTCACAGGGCTTAAACACTTTTGGTCTGCTGCTGTCGTGGATCGCCCAAAGAATCTTAAGAAGTTTGAAGAGAACATAGAGTTATATTCTCCAGAGGGCGACTTCAATGATGAAGAAAAGATTAATAATCTAGTCTCTCTTACTGGGGTGTTTCCTATGGATTTAGTCTTAGACAATTCTGTGATGCAAAGATTGGATCATTACAAAGTTCCTCCAATTGGAGAGTGGGATAATGATTTGGGAGTTGCATGGTTTATTCCGAGAGAAGTAATTTCGAAAAAGACAAAGAATGGTAAAACATATTGGATTCTGAAAGTAATTGATAATACTTCTACAGTTACTTCAATTAAATGCTGGGGCGTAGACCCACAACGAGATGAAATATATATTAACCATCCATATATGAGCAAGCTGGATTACGACGAACAATGGGGGTTCAGCACGCGATCAATTAAATACAATTTTAGAATGTTAGCATAAGGAGAAGCTATGAATTTAAAAGTATATAAAATTAGACCAGAGGCACGATTGCCACTTAGAGCACACAAAACAGACGCAGGGATGGACTTATTTTATTGTCCGAATGGAGAAAGAAGCGATATTGTTGAGAGGGATGGATTAGCTATATGCCCTCGTGAATCAAAGCTTGTGCCAACGGGCCTAAAAATTGAGGTTCCCTACGGTAACATGTTAGAAATTAAGAACAAGTCGGGCATTGCCTCAAAGAGAAAACTAATTACTGGAGCATGTGTTGTAGATCCCGGCTATGATGGAGAAGTTTATGTTAACCTTCACAACATTGGTTTACATACTCAATATATCAAACCAGGGGATAAAATAGCACAGGCAGTATTAATTCCTATCATACACTGTGGCATAGAAGAAGTTATGCTTGATGCTCTAAACGAAGGTTCAACACGTGGAAGCGGTGGGTTTGGTAGTACAGGAGACAGATAAAATGAGTTTGAGATATATTTTGAGAAAAGGCGATAAAGGCCAAGAGGTTAAAAGATTACAGGGGTGCCTATTAACAGGTAAAGATGGGGATTTTGGCCCAAAAACTGAAAAGGCACTAAAGGACTACCAAAAAGAAAATGGATTAACTGTGGATGGCATTGCTGGACCACAGACTTTTGGTCATATGGGCATTGAAGTGCTTGCAGGTATTGATGTTAGCGCATGGAATGGGAAAATCAACTGGAAGGAAGTTGCTGATGCTGGCGTTAAGTATGTTTGGATAAAGGCCACAGAAGGACAGACACACACTAATCGAGGCCACAAAGAAAAGTTTGCTGGCGCTAGAGACGCTGGGTTAATTGTAGGTGGGTATCACTTTGGACGTCCAGACTATAATAATCATTCCGATCCAATGGTAGATGCTGAACGCGAAGCGCATCATTTTCTAAAAGTGATGGAAAAGGTTGGTTTAAATAAAGGTGATTTATTGCCGACCTTAGATGTAGAGAAGGGCATGAAAACAGATGATCAATATAATGTTGATTGGTCTCTTCGCTGGCTAGAAGTTGTTGAAAAAGAAGTTGGTGCTGGCAATAAGCCAGTAATCTATACTGCGAAATGGGCGTGGGATCTGTTTTTAGCTAAGGCAGACAAAGAAAGCCTTAATACACTTATTGACTATCCAGTTTGGTGGGCACGCTATATTCGTAAAGACCATCTTGTAGGACCAGGAAATAAATTGAGAGGCTGGAAAGAGTGGGATGTGTGGCAATATACGGGTCACGGTAGCTGCCCCGGCGTTAAAGGGCGTTGCGACTTAAATTGGATGGCTGGTGGCCAGTTAGAAGAAATGAGGGTATCTTGAGTATAGAAAGAAAACTTAGAAGAGCGCAAGCTAAAAAATCTAAAAAAAATGCTGAGAAAGAAATGGCAACAAAAGTTGCTTTATTTGGAAAACTTCCTTCAAATTGCTTGACATGTGAAAAACCTTTTGATAAGATGGATAAACAACAGGTAATGTCTTGGAGCGTAGTTGTGAGACAAGAAGAAGAAAAAGTTAATCTTTATTGTCCTGACTGTTGGGAAAACGCCAAGAGTCTTGTTGAGGATTTAAAAAAACATTTAGAAAATAAAAAGGAGAGCAATGCAATATTATCCACAAAATAAAACAGGCTTTATGATTAGTGAAGAAATAGCGGAGGAACTGGGGCTTCTTGAGTTATATGAACATTGGACTTCCGAGTGGGACTATGAGCCGTTTTGTATGGAGTTTGAAGAAAAATTTGGTATACATCCATATAATATTAAACATTTTGAATATTCACGAGGTGGGGAAGTGCAGGGCTTGAGCGGTTTTGAATATGATTGCACCTATGTGCTCTTTGAAAATTACGATAAAGAGGATGAAAAGTGGGGCAGTATGGTCCAGAAACTCCAAAATGAACATGGCGTCTTCTTTGAGGGCGGCACTTGGTCAGAGCTAGGATAGGCCCAATGACAGATCAGATAAACAAACCGAAGCATTATAATTTTAATTGGAAGGGTGAACAAGCCATTGAAACTTACGACTACATTCGTTCTTGGAAGATGGACTATCCAGAAAGTAATATTATAAAATACGTGACTAGGCACCCTTATAAGGGGAAATCTCTTGAAGATTTAAAAAAGGCGCGCTGGTATCTCAATCGCCTGATTGAAGAAGTTGAAAAAACAAAAGGAGGATCATGCGAGAAGCACTAACATACGATGATGTTTTATTAGTACCTAAATATTCAGATATTGAAAGCAGAAAAGAAGTTGACATTGGAAATAATATGGATGAACACATACGTTTGAGTTTACCAATTATTTCATCTCCGATGGATACTGTTACCGAGAGTGAAATGGCACATGAAATGGCAAATCACGGCGGTTTGGGAGTTATACACCGTTATAACAGCATATCAGAGCAATCTGGTTTGGTTCGGGAGTTGTACGATTCTATTTCTTCAAGCGGTGAAGGCGTATCAAATATTGCCTTTGCAGTAGGAATAACTGGTGATTACCTTGAGAGAGCTTATGGTGGTTGGGAAAATGGCGCAAACATTGTTTGTATAGATGTTGCTCACGGCCACCACTTAATGATGAAGAAGGCGATTGAAAAAATAAAAGTGGAGTTTGGTCCAAAATTACATATTATGGCAGGAAACGTTGCAACTTTAGAAGGCTTTAATGATTTAGCTGATTGGGGTGCCGACAGCATTAGATGTAATATTGGTGGTGGGTCGATCTGTTCAACGAGAATTCAAACAGGGCATGGCATGCCCGGATTACAAACAATATTTGATTGTGCATTGTCCGACCGAGATGTAAAGATTATTGCAGACGGTGGAATTCGCTCTGGCGGCGATATAGTTAAGGCTTTTGCTGCTGGCGCTGATTTTGTGATGGTTGGCTCCTTGCTGGCTGGAACTGATGAAACACCAGGAGAAGTTGTATATACTGGACCCGCACATTTAGGTGGAAAACAAAAAGTTTATCGAGGCATGGCATCAAAGGATGCACAAATGCAATGGCGTGGAAGATATTCTTCCAACGAAGGGGTTGCAACATATGTGGATTATAAAGGGCCAGTCGGGAAAATTTTAGATGGCCTTAAGGATTCAATCGCATCAGGGCTTTCTTATTCTGGTGCTAGAAGTTTAGAAGAATTAAGAACTAGAGCGGATTTTGTCCGTCAAACAAACGCTGGCTTAGGTGAAAGCCACACGCATATTTTGAGGCGGTAATGTCAGAATACGGCAGTGATAGAAAACAGATTTGCTTTGATAGTGTTACAAAGTTGCATGCCGACCTTAAGATAAGGCTGCATCATGATAATATAAAGATTAGAGAATTCTTCAATGAAATCATAAAAGCATATATCGAAAGAAACGAGCATGTGATAAACTTTGTAGAAGAGTTGAAAGAAAAAAAGAAAATATCTAAAAATATTAGAAATAAAAATACTAAAATGTCACAAAAGCAAACACAAACAATTAAGCAATTTGGCTTAGATGAGAAAGATATTGAGGACATATTTGATATAATGGAAAAGGAGCATCCAGATTTATGAAGAAATGTTTAGAAAATTGTATAAAAAAGGATAAAAAATGCGGTCAGACTGATTGTCGAGTTTGGATTGATTATGAGAAAGATTTGAACTGTTCTCTGCTCTCAGTTAAGAAGCATGGTGCAATGACTCTTGAAGAGACAGCAAAACGTTTAAACTTGAGTATTGTGAGGGTGAAACAACTTCAAGACCGCGCCTTACAAAAATTACAAAAAAACAGACGTTTAAAGGGTCTGTAACTATTTATTAAAGAATACGCCAGAAGTACTGGCATTATATCATAAACAAGGAGATTTTCCATGAGTGAGAACAAGAACTTATTGAACGAAGGTACAGTTCGCCGCTTTATGAAATTGGCCGGTACACAGGCAATTGCGAGCGACTTTCTAAACGAGGCTTACGAAGAAGAGGTGTTGGAAGAGGCACCAGAAGACGAAGTTGAAGGCGAAGAGGAATTAGATGTGGAAGCTGAAGCTCCCGCTGAAGATCTCCCCGAAGAGCCACTCGGAGCAGAACTAGAGGACGCTGAAGCAGATGAAGGTGCTGATGAACTAGAGGGTTCTGTCGAAGCATTTGCACGCGATGTTTTAGAGGTATTTAAAGATGTCGCTGACAAACATGGCGTTGACGTAGAGGTCGAAGAGATGGAAGAACCAGAAGAGATTGAGGTTGGCGAAATGGAAGCTGCCCCAGAAGAAGCTGGTGAAGAAGGTGAGCTAGGCCCAGAAGAAGACGTTGAAGATGAAGAGGAAGCTTTGGAACTCGCTGAAATTAACTATGTTGATGAAGAAGCACTTATGGAAACCGTCTATAAGCGAGTTGCTAGTCGCCTTATCAAAGAAAAACGTTCTGATCAGATGGCTGACCTTTTGGCAGAGAAAATTAGCAAGCGATTAGCTAAAAAGTCGCGATAATAATATTATTAACATTTTGAGGTTATAAATGTATGAGTTGGTATGGTTTATAGGTGGAGCTTTCACCTACAGGTTGCTTTCAAGACTTCTTGCTTTAACTCAGGCAGCTATGGTTTTTAAAAATATTGAAGCAAATATTTTAGTCATTCTTGCTTCGTTAGCCGAAGACATGTCATACATCAAAAATCTTAGATACAAATCAATGCAAGAGGCAAACGTTGATATCGAGCACATAAAGAAAAACCGCGCATCAGACGAGGAATTTTTTGAAGCGTGGAAAGCATCTTGTATTCGCAATATTCATACTTCAGTCCCTAATTATATTAAGCCCTCATTTTCTAGTTGGAGTGAGGGGATGGATATAATAAGTGATTTTTACAGGGACCGAAAAAATGAAAGAAAATAAAAAAAGCAATATTTTAAAATGGTTCATAAAAGAGGGTGCTTTACGTCAAGAGGGTAATGTTTATTACGCACCTCGCGCATTTACAGCAAACTCTATAATAAGTTGGGCCAAAGAAAAAGCACCCACCCTAAAGCAAGATGAGATAGAATATATCATGAAAACAATCAGGCTTTTTTTACAAAAAAAGCTTGACTTAAAGTGGGAAGGTGATAGTATAGAGATATTGTCAAAAATTGTTGACAATCCACATATGGAAGAATCACAGATTCAAACAAAAGGTGTCAAATGAATTACTCAAAAACAAAAACAAAAACAAAAACAAAAACAAAAGCCAAAGAAGAAAAACCACAGGAGGATTCTCTTGCATCTTCACCAATAATTTTACTGAATACATCAAAAGAGGAAAATCCTAAATTGAGAATGGTTGGTCTCTTTGGTGATTTGGTAGAGGAAAAAGTAAGTGATTTAGTTCAAGGGCTCATGGCTCTTAAAGAATATGATATAGAAGAAGAGCGCGAAGATCCAGAAGATCCAGAATCTCCTGTGAGAGCCTTGATCTATAAGCCAATTAATTTTAATATTTCAACATGGGGTGGTTGCGCTCGCGGCATGTTTGCTGTTTATGATACCATGCGCCATGTTAGGGAATATTGTGACATAGTGACATATGGATTAGGAAAAGTCATGTCTGCTGGCGTATTGCTTTTAGCTGCTGGCACCAAAGGTCAAAGAAAAATTGGTAAGAATTGTCGAGTCATGATACACAGCGTGAGAGCCGATCAGTGGGGCGCAATTCATAATCTTGAAAACGAATTTGAGGAAACAAAATGGCTCCAAGAGCAGCACATCAACGCTCTTGTTGCAGAGTCAGATATGTCAAAGAAACATTTGAAAAAACTTTTAGACAGAAAAGTAAATGTTTATCTCACCGCCAAAGAAGCGGTTGAATATGGCATCGCAGATATAATCGTTTAAAAAGGGAGAAAATCATGGGCTGGAGACACAATCTTTATAATAAAAGATCGGCTAAGAAATATAATTGGGATCCCAGTTGGTTTGAGTCGGATGATTTTGATGACAATCTTGTAGAAAAGATAAAAGACTTTCAGATGCGCCACGATTTAGACCAAGATGGATTTTGTGGCCCAATGACATATCGAAGAATCCTTTCAGAAAGAGAAGCCCTGGGTGAAGACCTACAGGATGATGGTAAAAAATATATTATTTGTGACGGCGATAAGATTCCCATAGAATGGGATAAGGTCAGTAATATATATGATGTTAAAAACTACGCACTGCCAAAGGGCTGTTATCGTCGGTGGAAACCTAATAAAAGAAATATTAAAATGATTATTACACACTTTGATGTGTGTCTTTCCGCAGCGTCTTGTAAAAGGGTGTTGCAGAAAAAGGGCATATCCAGTCACTTTGTTATTGACAATGATGGCACTATATGTCAAATGGTAGATCCTCAACATGAAGGATGGCATGCTGGTAAAAGGGCAGTCAATAGAGCTTCGATTGGGGTTGATATATCTAACGGCTATTATACAAAATACCAATCATGGTATAGGAAAAGGGGATTTGGAAGCCGACCAGTATTAAATGATGTTGTGGTACATGGGAAGAAGTTAAAAGAATGCTTGGGCTTTTATCCAATTCAAATAGAGGCTTATAAAACTTTAGTCAAGACCCTTTGTAAATATTATGGAATTCCGCTAGATATGCCGACAGATGTTGACGGAAAAGTATTGCGCGCCGTTAGCACACCAGTGCTGAAAGGCAAATTTGAAGGTATTGCCAACCACTTTCATGTAACAAAAGGAAAAATTGATACGGCGAATTTGGATTGGGACAAGGTATTGAAAGAACTTAAGGACTAATTATAATTATGGTTGATATAAATAAATTGGTAGACGCATATTATACCCCACAAGAATTAGATTTAAATACTCTTGTGAGGCTTATTCAAGAACAGATGACGGGCTTGCAGCCACTAAACGAGAGAGCAACAAAGCCTCAAGTTTTAAGTTGGTCTTCAATTCCCGAGATTCCAGTTTCTGAGATTGGGTGGTCGCAATTAGACACGACAGAAGGGGGTGAAGAAATTCCATCGGAGCAGCGATCCCAATTGCAGAACTTTTTAAATAATATTGGCGGCGATGATTTACAATCTAAATTGCGATCACTCAATGAATTTTATGAAGGTGATGATGAGACGTTCGCACGAATGATTGATGGTGATGCAGGGGCTACAATTTCACGAGTAATGTCTTACTTGGTGTTTTATAAGACCCTTACTACAATTATTACAAACTTTAATGCTTCATCTGCTGGATTTTCTTTTGAATCTTTCTTGGGCGTTCTTTTGGGAGGCCAACAAGTCCCTACAGGCGAAGGCACAATTGCAGACTTGAGAACGGGTGATGGCACTCCAATTAGTTTGAAATTATATTCTGAGACAAGCGTTGAGGTTGGAGGAAGTTACACCGACTTGGTTAACGACCTTACAGCAGAAGATTCTCGTGGCATGCAGTATGTTGTCGTCACAAAAAGTTTAGAAGGCAAAGA